CTTGCCACGAACAGAGATTAGCAGAAGATTCCACAAGATGACCCGACCTGTGGCAAACGATACAGACATCAGAATGTTCTTAGAATTTGACTTTAGCGCATGGAACCTAAACTGGAGAGAGTTGGCGGTCCATGCCGTTGGCGACGTGCTCGATGACTTGTTCGGGATGCCTGGAGTTTACACGTTTACTCACGAATTCTTCCGACAGTCGCTGATGGTAGTCAGGCTGATGTCTCTGGAGCCAGAGGGGATAAGGCTACCTGAACCACCCGAGAGTGAGCTGTGCTGGAGAGATCACACAGGGGGGGTCGAGGGCTTGAGCCAGAAGGGTTGGACCGTATGCACGTACCCGATAATGAGCCTCGCTATGTCGACAATCAACGCATCCTACTGGTTGACCGGGCAAGCCGACAACCAGATAATGAGCGTTTCCTGGACAAGGGACACACGTCCGGAAAAAGAACAGCTTAAGGAGATGAGAGACAATATTGTCAACAACGTGGTAGCCGAGAGCGCTAAAGTCAACCAAAGAATGAACCCAGACGAATGTCTGGAGTTCACAGACTCCGTGACATACAGCAAGGATGTCTATGTCAAAGGTATTTACTATCCTACATCGCTTAAGTTTCATAGCAGACTATTTCCGCAATCATCAAAAGATTTCCCTTCAGTGCGAAGCAACATCGGTACGGTATTCTCAACAGCTCTTGCCGGAGCAGAGAGATCGAACTCTCCCCTGTCCAGCTTGTTTCTAGCGTCACTTCACGCAGGGCTGTACATACGTCAGCTTGCCGACGGAGTGTGGCTCTATGGTGATTGGTTCAAGGAGTACTTCGGAAAGTACACCCGAAAGGATATAGGACAGTTCTGCCTCTTTCTGTTCTCTCTTCCTCCTGACCTTGGAGGATTGCCTGTTGTGACCCACCCTGCTTTCATCTACAAAGGGGGGTCCGATCCTTTGACAAAGGCCGTCGCAGGTCTAACAATGCTGGCAAAACTGCAACACACACGCCTCTACAATAGAATGGCTGCACAGGTTCAATCAGCGGACATATATTCAAAACGTGCTGATCCGGCTAGGCTGATCCTTGACCCGTATAGCATTCCCTTGAATAAGAGGGCAACCCCTGTGAGCGCTGTGCTTGCAGAAACAGTTGAGAGGATGACTGGAAAGATAGACAATACCTGCATCTATGAAGTGGTATCACAGGAGACAGCCAGTTACTGCGAGGATCTAGTGCAAGCGCTGGCCACCATACGTCCATTCAACCCTCTTATCTTACATGACATCCTTGATTGTTCAGTCTACGGGGTGTCAGACATGATCAAGCGAATGTTCGTAGCTACTCGAACCATTCAACAGGCGGTCAGGATGACGGGTGCTTCCATCGTCCCTAGGCTGCTGGAAGCGGAGCGTAGCGGCATGGTTTACCTCGCCGACAGATACTCGAGTCTGCCAGGGCGTGCATGGAGACCCGAGACTATCTGGGATATGACAGAACACTGCCGCCGGAGATGGGCAGAGGCAGGGGTACCAGAGCCTGTTGGTCTCTCCACCCTGTCGCCCTTCGACTGCCCTGTTGAATGGGACACAATTGACGGTGGCGTGGAGGGGATCAAAGCTCTTGTTACTAGCGACAAAGGTCATGCGCAATCACACCGGGGCCCATTTGACCCATACATAGGAGGCAAAGTCAAAGAGAAGCGTAGTGAGCACGGGTACAAGATAGTGAGCACAGACCTCGTGGCAACGGCCTTTCGCAAGTTGCAGCTAATCTCGAGCCAGATCGGAAAGGATCCTTACGTTCAGAGGCTGATTGATCTCGTTGGACTGTCCAGATCCGATGTCATCCTGTCTAATATATCAGCACTACTCCCTACGGTAAAAGGGGGAACTCTGTCCCATAGATACGCAGCCAGAGCGGGATACCAATCTGCATACGCGGTTGGATCACCGAATTTCGCTACCCACTGTGCAATCTCATCTGACGACTGCGGTGTTCTGTCGGGAGGGAACGACGATTACAGTGTTATGTTCAATGAGTATTTCCTGGTTGCCATATGGCTCTTGGAAAACACCCCTGATTGGAGGGGAGGCACCACGCGGTCCTTGACTCTGAAGACAGACCGGTTACAGCTGTCTCCTATCCCTGATGTGACCTTAACCTCCACAGGCGAGCCCGAAGTGCCGATTCTGAGGCTGACCAATAACGAGCTGGTATTCCAGAGCTCCTTACGACTGGCTGAGGTCGGTTCCAGCTATAGATCAGTGGGACTGGACATGACAAGAGGGGTCTTTGGAGACGTTGCCCTCGACAAGAAACAACGGCAGCACATACTTGAGGGGTGGTTCAGTGAAATCATGCGCAGCGGAAACGCGGCACGCGCGGTTGCAGACGACCCTCACTCCGTCATCCCCTCAGCGCAACTTGACGTGGCAGAGGTTGTCGGAGCAGGAGGTTGGGATCTCATACGAGCCATAGCTTACACTGTGTTAGACTTCGCCATAAATGATATCATTCGGCCCCAAAGAGGCGGCCATCCGAGATGGGAGATCACAACATACATCACTAGGGCCTGTACGTTATGCACCACCTCGATCTACAACGGGGTTACACACCGCTTGATGGCAGAAGACTCAGCAGTACAACGTCTTTCGGCTTGGCCGAAACCCAGGTACGCCGGTGGATTCAGCAACACGATATCCTGCATAGCTGGAGAGGCTGTGTCTCGCTGTCTAGTGTTAATGGCCTCAAATGATGAAGCATACTACCAAAGGAAGACGGCATTATTTCTTAGTGCCAGGCGGACAGCCCTGCTTGAGGAGAAGATCAAGAGTGTATCGAGGCTTTTGTGGCAGGCAAAGAACATGAGTATGCTCTCAAAGAAGCAAATCAGAACCATCCTCCTGCACAATATATTGCCTGCTATCAGGGGGGCAAGGACTGAAGAGTCCAAGCTAGCCACCCTCAACTACGGGATTCATCGGAGTGAAACATGGGTATCTATACAAGGCTGGGGATCCTTGGCAGCGAGGCTGAGAGAAGTTAGGACTGGTGGCTCAATAATCGGTTATGTTATCTCCAACAGAGAGGCAGTGCGTCTCCTTCGTGCTGGACCACCAACCGGACAAGGAACAGCCAGGATCTTCCCAAGATCGGTATACATCGGAGGATCAAACTGGCCATCACTGGCTGCGCATGTCCTCCCCGGATACATAGCGCCCCTAGTGACAACTCAGCTCGAAGGGATTCTCACTGCAATCAACTTTCGAAGGCGGCACAGCCTCAACCGCTTCGGAGTCCATGAGTTAACGTGGCGACAGTTCTCGCCTGACTTCACCAATTCTCATGTAGTAGTGATAGGAGCTGGTCTTGGAACAGTAGCAGCAGTTGCCTTAGAGTCGCACGCCGACTTTGTACATGGGCTGGATCTCGGAAGGGACGTAGATGTGGTGGCACACCGGTTTGTTGACTACTCTCCTTTTTACGTGCGGAAGGCCGGGCGCGAGGCAGGATACCGGCAAATCCGTACCACCTTCACAACCTCGGGTAGCTGGTATGATCCAGAAGTTCAGGAATCAGTTGCCGAGATTCTGAGCGACTTCAATGTCATAGTGATAGATATGGAATCGGGTACAAGACTATCTGCCAGAGAAACCCTAGGGCCGTTGCAACGAATTGCATCCTCATGCCTGATTCTCTGGAGAGTGACATGCTCAACAGATGAGGCAATGGCAATCTACACAGATCTCCGCAGCTCAGACTGCAAGGTGTCACTGATCTGCAACAGAAAATGTATGTCCCCTGACTCGTATATCTTCTGCGTAAGAAGGCTCATGTACACTTCGAGTGAACAGCGTATAGCGTACCACATCGAACCTACCGCAGCCTCCGATGAGGAACCCCCTCAGAACCACGATGAGAATAGAAAATACGAGCTCCTTGCGTCGGCCACACTAGGCTTATGCGGCTCCTGCTCGAACATGGGCCTAGGCACCGCAAGAGGGCTTCTGACCGACAGGGCACGTGGTGTGCTCCATGATGCTGTTGTGAGAACATCGTATGACGAGTGGACTAATCTGTTGACCGCCATCCTGTCAGTCACAGTAGGGTCGGAAGCGTCAGAGACTCTGTCACGACTAGTGGTAGACTGCATGGGACACGGTGCACTAGCGGTCAAGATCGGAGCCACAACGCACAATCTCACCAAGACGAGAGCGCTGGCGATGCACCTGCTCAAACACGCATCGGCGATAACTGCGTGCGACGGTTAGACTGGATACAGAGAAAACAGGAACCCCATCTTGAATAAAAACCCTTCCGTGAGAGCTACAGCACGCGTAAGTGTGTTCAGAGGCAGCAACCCAGCCAAACCAGGCCGATCAGGCATGAGTCATTCCCTAGGAATCGCTGCAAAGGGTCAAGGAAACGAGTCCCCCAAGCCAGCACAAGGCCAGCCCAGGGAACCCAATGGGCACTGGGATTTTCCAACGATGAGTCCAGGCAATTCTCCGATCAGAGTGAAGGCAGGATGCAAGGCAGGCGAGATAGGTCAGAAACCAC